CTTAGAGTTAGAATTGAAAACGGCACTGATGTGATTGTAGAAAATCGTTTAGGCAATGATATAACATTTAGGATCACAGTACAAGACGCTATCGATGAGAGAGATATTGCGATTATAAAACGCACAGGAATAGAACCTGGCATCTCTAACGCATATGCTTTGGGATCAACTACTAAAAGGTGGAGCAATGTTTTCGCCACAGCATTCAACGGTGCGTTGACTGGAGCAGTAACAGGAAACACCACAGGAGTTCATACAGGTAATGTGTTAGCCAATGACAGCACAGTTTTGATAAACGCCACAACAAAAGAGATCGGATTTGCCGGTGCCAACATCATTGGTACTCTTACTGGGTCGGTCACTGGGTCTGCGTCAACAGCGGTAAATGCTAGTAAACTAAACAATTTAGATCCTAGTGCTGTCATACCCGGATCAGCAATTTCAACAGTGGCTGTACGAAACGCCAGCGGTAACATATTAGCCAATCAATTTGTAGGTATAGCAGACAACGTTGATAGAACTTTCATCGATAGAACCAACGCAAGAGTTGATCCTACATGGGCGGATGGCACGGCCAGCACCCAATATAGAACCGCAAGACTCACAGCCACAGCGTATAGCATAGCGGCAAGAGATGTCAGCGGTAACATCACTGCAAATATTTTTAATGGCACAGCCACAGCTGCTCGTTATGCAGACTTAGCTGAAAAATATCTTGCTGACAAAGAATACGAAGCAGGCACAGTAGTGATAATAGGCGGTGAAAAAGAAGTCACAGCCAGCGATGTTAATACTCGAGCTGTAGGAGTAGTTAGTGCAGATCCTGCTTTTATGATGAACAAAGATCTTGAAGGTGGAATATATATTGCTCTCAAAGGCAGGGTGCCGTGTAAGACCTACGGTTCGGTGCAGAAAGGTGATAGATTAATTGCTGGACCCGGTGGCACAGCTATGGCAGCTCACGGTAATTATGCTAATGTGTTTGCAGTTGCTCTAGAATCAACCGGAACACGAACCGGCAACATCATTGAAGTATTGGTGCTGTAATGACTAGCGGAACACAAATATTTGCTTCGCAGTATGTGGCCATACAGGACAAGGCCGAATCTTTGTTAGGCACAGGAACTGCTACTAGAGGATATGGGCAGGCAGTGCAATCTTCAGATGTATTCATTGGCAATGCTATAACCAAAGCACAATGGGATTTGCTGAGATTTGACATTATCAATATAAAGCTGCATCAAGACGGGGTGATTCCTCCGATAGTACAAGTTGCTGTCGGCGATGCAATTGGATTTGGACCAAGTTCTCCAAATACCAATTACGACATATTGTTAGAACAAGCCATTACAAATAGATTCAATCTTGCCGATAACCAATCTGTAATTACAGCTAAAACCACACAGACATTCAGTTCTCCGTGGTCAACTCAAGCACAGACTGTATTGACCTGTAATTTTGTTGATGCTACCACAGCTAGGTATTTTTTTAACAGCGGTGGTAAAATTAGAATCACTTCGGCGTTAACAGCCGGTGTAGCAACCGCTCAGGTTACAGCTTGGGTAAACTTTTTGAACAGTGTCGGAACACGAAGTTTTGGTGCTGGCACAAATCCTACTGTTAATTATTACACATTGACTGATGGGTGGCAGACATTCTATCAAGATTCTCTCAGCAGTCCTTATTCTGCAAACAATTATAGACTTGAAGCCAAGTCTAATGTAGCAAATAACTCCACTGGAACAGCTACTCAAGTTCAGATACGTATTACATTGACAGACACATATACCGATCCTGGACCAGAACCTAGTCCACCACCGGGAGATTCTGTAGCGGGCACATTAACGGTGAATATAGACGAAGTCAAAGCTTCCGGATTGTTACAGCCATCAGGCAATTTCACAATCACTAGTCCGACATATTCACTTTCAAGCATTGTAGCATCATAATCTCTTAAATACTCTCATGCCAGCTGTCAACAGTGTAGTAGTCAAAGCAGACTACAATTCAATTAGAAACAAAGTTATTGCTGTGTTAGGCAACGGCAGTGGAAACTTTGGATATGGTCAACAGACCAGAATCCAATCTACAGCTGTCGATGAAAACACCAAAGTCACTATCAATGAATGGGCAAATCTACGATTTGACATCATCAATGCCTACAAGCACATCAACGGATCAAATCCGACTACAGCTGTGGTCGCAGCCGGCGACACCATCAGATATACCAGTTCATTTACTCCTGATACCGGAGCCGCCGACGTACCGCAAAAGCAATATGATGATTGGGCCGATAATATCACAGCTAATAGATTCACAATAGGCCCTGGTCAATCGGGCACCACAGCAGTGACCACATCAAGCAGAACCGGAGCATGGGTAAGCCAGTGCGAATGCACCATACAATTTTATTGGTCCAATGCCAATGATGCTAGATATTGGTTCAATAGTGGCGGTAAAATTAGGATCAGTGCAAGTCGAACCGACGGAGTAGGTACTGCACAAAACACCAGTTGGACTACTCTTCTCAGTGCCGCAGGCACACAGAACTTTGGCGGTGCTGTGCCTGGCACAGGTACTGCTCCTAACGATGGCACCAATTGGTATAAAACCACTAACTCTTTCCAGACATTTTATACAGCCACAGCCAGCAGTCCCTATGGTTCTAACAACTATCGTCTTCAGGCTAGGTGTGTAGATGTGCCTTCCAACAGCGGAGGCGACGCAGCCAGCGGTGAAATAAAAGTATTGTTCACAGACGGATACACTGACTCGGGAGCAATAGCTCCTCCATTTTTAAACCCACCCCCAGGTGATGATATAGATGGCACCCTTACAGTTAGTGTTTCTACACTGTTTGCTACAGGTATCATGGTTCCTAGCGGCGCATCATTCACAGTGACACAACCCACCGTTTCTATTGGTGCTGTCACTGGTTCGTAATTTATTTCAGACCACATAATTCTCTATAAATAAACTACGCAGTTTATCAAGGAGAACTCATGAACGAACAGTTGAAAGCTGTATTGGATTTCGCCAATTATCAGCAGACTTTTTCAATCCACAAAAAAATTCTCAAAGAACGCACAGCTGCCAAACTGATGTATGGGTTCTCTGGCGGGCTGTTTGCCATTGATAGAAATCTGTTGACATTTGTTGAAATGCTATGTGCCAAAGGTAGAGTTTCTGGAACGGTGCTGTTGGACAGCAACGAAAATCCCATTTTGATAGAAAATCTAGAAGCTTTTCGTGATGAAATCTTCAGCAGATATTTCGAAGTCACCAATGAATACTTTCAAGAATTTGACAAGATCAAGAAATCTAGATCTGTAGAAAAACTTATCGCACAATGACCAATGGCATTTTAATTTTCGCACATAATAATCGTGAAGTAGATTACGGATTACTAGCAGTGATCAGTGGTGGGCTTGCAAAAAAACATCTAGATGTGCCAGTGTCATTGGTCACAGATCCCAGCACCAAGGAATGGTTAATCGAATCACACACATGGCAGCAGGTTGAAAAAGTATTCGAGCATGTTATAATTGTAGATAAACCTGTCACCGATAATCAACGCGGATTGCACGACGGTGTAATCAATAAAAAAGTACCATTTTGTAATACCAATAGACACTCTGTATGGGACCTCACACCCTATGATAGAACGCTGTTGATAGACAGCGATTTTTTAATATTCAGTGATAATCTAAACAAATATTGGAACTTAGATGCCGACGTAATGATAGGTGATTCGATCAATGACATCTACAGCGAAGATAGACTAGGATACCTTGATAGATATGTCTGTGAAACCAGTTGTAAAATGTATTGGGCAACCACGGTGATGTTCACGAAAAATCCACAATCCAAACTGTTTTTTGATACTGTGAATTTAGTCAAAGAAAATTACAAGCACTATGCTGATGTCTTTCGATTTGATCACAGACAATATAGAAATGACATAGCGTTTAGCGTTGCCAAGCATATGCTAGATGGATTTGAGAACATGCACACACCAACACTGCCACCTGTGTTATCGGTGATGGACAAAGACATACTCACAGCAGTTGACAAGGACAAATTAATATTCTTGATTGACCATCGATTGGATGCTACATATTGTGCAGCATCGGTGACTGGGGTTGACATACATGTGATGAATAAACAAAGTATATTGAGACATCGACAACAGTTAATGGAGTTGATATGAACTTTGGATATCTGTTATTTGTAGCACACAATGATGACATTGATTATCTCAAGTGCGCCTATGCTCTAGCCCTCAGTATAAAAACCACACAAAAACCAGGGTATGACAAGGTGGCATTGGTAATTGACAACAAAAAATCGCTTGAAAAATTATCAAGTCCGTGGGTGTTTGACACAGTAATAGAATGGGACCAAGAAAAACATTGGGATGGTAGATCGTGGATGGACCAACTGTCTCCATTTGACCACACAGTATGCCTTGATGCTGACATGTTGTTCCTGCGAGACTACAGTCATTGGATTGATTATTTTATTGCCAATAGCGAATTGTATGTGGCCAATCAGGTCTACACCTATAGGGGCGAAACAATCACAGACCGCACATATAGAAAAACCTTTGACAGAAACTGCCTGCCAGATTTATACTCCATGTGGACTTTTTTCTCTAAAGGATCTGCGCTGTGCCAAGAATTTTTTGAATTGGGCCGACAGATTTTAAAAAATCCCAGCGAATTCACTAATCAGTTTCTAAATGAACATAGACCTAAGGTGATTGGCACAGATGAAGCATTCGCACTGGCTGCTAAAATACTAGATATAACTGATGACGTCGCATACGATTTGTCATTTCCTCGAGTAGTGCATATGAAACCAATGCTGCAAAATTGGCCGTGGCCGGCTGACACTTGGAGCGATCATGTGGGATTTTATCTCAATGCAGATGCTAGACTAAAGATAGGAAATTTTCAACAGAATGATATTGTGCATTACGTAGAGAAAAATTTAATCACAGATGAGTGCATACATATCTTGGAGACCAAAGCATGGAAACTATAGAAGATTTTGATAAATGGCTGAAAGAATACAAGCCACCGATTATACAATATGTAGCGGTGTTTGATCCAAATACGGGTCGAGTTATCAGCGTAGGGCCAGATCATGCTTTTGCAGATCAAAAACATACAGTGGAGATATCACAAGAAATTGCTGAATCTATAATCACAGCTGAAACACAGATACACAACTGTCAAATAAATGTAGAGTCAGGACAGTTAGAGATAGCTGAAAAAAAGACACTAAACAAATTAGATGATGTGTTGCACAGAATTCCCGATATCAAATATTTGGAAGAATCTAAATCGGACATACATTTAACACACAGTTCAAAAAGCAAATATTTGAAAATTCAACTTTGTGCTGAGTATGGCGGAACCAAAAAACACAAAGGTAGCACTGGAACAAGACAATTTATTTGGGATGGTAGCACTGATATGGATTTTTTAATCACCGATTACAACGATCCCAACTTGATTTTTCAGATGTTTTCTGTTAAAATAAATGATCTAGTAGGTCATAATGTGACAATTAAAAACATAGACTATGATAAGTTTAGTGTGTATACAAGACGCCTATTTAAAAATTATGTGATTGAATATAAATGAAAGTAATTGAGTTTGATGTAGTTTTTTTAAGTTACGATGAGCCTAATGCAGATCTACATTATGCAGATCTGTGCAACAAAGTCCCTTGGGCCAAACGCATTCACGGAGTTAAAGGATCTGACCATGCCCATAAAGCTGCCGCAGAAGCCAGCGAAACAGATTGGTTTATCACCGTTGATGCTGACAACATTGTAGATCCTAGATTTTTTAACATTGACCTTGACATGAGTGATCCCAAGATACAGGTCTATGGTTGGTGCGGTCGTAATGCAATCAATGGACTTCGATATGGCAATGGCGGATTAAAAATCTGGCGCAAGGATTTTGTGTTGAACATGAAGACACATGAAAATTCTAACAGTGATCGAGGCCAGGTAGATTTTTGTTGGGAAGATGGATATAGAAATTTTCCATTGACGTTTAGTGAAAGTGTTATTACAGGATCACCATTTCAAGCCTGGCGAGCAGGATTCCGTGAAGGCGTTAAAATGACATTGCTTGACGGTGTCAAAGTTCCGCCTATGGAAATTAAAGAACGTATATGGTGGCACAACATACATAGACTGCGTATGTGGTCTACAGTCGGTGCCCACGAGGAAAACGGAATTTATGCAGTATATGGTGCTAGACTAGGAACATGGATGGCTAACTGCACTGAATGGAATTATGTCGATGTTCGAGATTTTGAAATACTCAGAGACATATGGAATCAATATGGAAAACCTTATCAAGAAGTAAACGGTGACGGATTAATAGATGAGATTAAAAATTTAGGCGATAAAATAAAAATGAGTCTGGGATTAGATTGGCCTTTTCTTGATGCACAGCAAAGTAAATTTACTTTAGATTTGTATAATGAAACCATGAATCTTAACGACACTTATTTTAAGATGCCGGTGCCAGCCAATGTATGATATTTTTTATGTTTCGAAAAATAATGGAAACCATGAAGACTGGGAAACAATAAAGTCTAAGTATCCTCTTGCTCAACGACTATCTAACATAACATCATTTGAAGACATACGAATAAAGTCTTTTACAAAAATGTTCTGGGTAATCTGGGACGATATAAATCTTACAGAATTTAATTTATTAGATTATAAAGTCACCGAGTGGGATGACATGTATGTTCATGTTTTTAAAAACGGTGAACATTATGATGGCGTTTGTTTATTTCCTAAATCACTATCTATTTCTCAAAGAGAATTTGATAATAGATTTTTTATTGAGAAAAAAGAAATAGACATTTTAGCCAGCACCCCTGTAGGGTATGATAAGTTTAATATAACAACCTATGAAGATTATTTAAAATCAAAAGAAGAATCAACTACGGACATGTTTTGGGCTGTGTGGCCTGATATAATAGTTGATGATAATTTTAAATTTAATTATAAGGTATCTGCTCATAATCAAAACATAGTTCACATTTTTAAGAATGGTGAACATTATGATGGTGTATGTTTATTTCATAAAAATACACTAGTTACTAAACGAGAGTTTTTTCATCGGTTTTTTGCTGAGAAAAAAGAAATAGATATTTTAGCAAGTATACCAAAAAAATATAACATATATTCTCCAACAACATATAGTGAATATAAACAAATTTTAGATGAGGTCTTTTGGTTGGTATGGCCTGAAGTTAAAATTTTAGATCAAACTATTTTTAATTTATACTTTAGTCATCATAATACCTACGATCGTAGAGAAACTCATGTTTTTAAAAATCTATGCAATGATGTAGAAACCTATATGAGTGGCGTATTGCTGTGTAGTAAATTTAAGCCTTTATCGGAAGAAGAATTTAAAAAACAATATGTCACTGATAAAAAAGAACATAGCAATGTTATCAGTAGATACAGATATAATCAATATGTAATTTCTTCATATGATGAATATAAACAAATTTTAGAAAAAGAAACTCAACCGTTATTCTGGTGCATCTGGCCAGAAATTACTGTGTTAGATCATACAATTTTTGATCTATACTTTGATCCCTATGATGGAAAATACGATCACGATCGCACAGAAAATCACGTGTTTAAAAATTTGTGTAATGATAAAGAAACATATTTGTGCGGGTTAGTTTTATTCTCAAAAGAAAAAGTTATTTCGAAAAAAGAATTTAGCCGTAGATATTTAATAGACAAAAAAGAACACGCAGATGTTGTTAGTCGTTATAGATATAATAGATATGTTCTTTCATCATATGACGACTACACAGACATTTTAAAGAATGAAACGCAGCCGATGTTCTGGGGTATATGGCCTGAGATAGACATCGTGGATGAATCTGTATTTGATCTATATTTTGAACCCAACGACGGCAAATACGATCACGATCGTGCAGAAAATCATACATTCAAGCATCTGTTCAACAGTAATGAAATTTATACTAACGGGCTAGTATTATTGTCTAAAGATAAAATTATTAGTCAACGAGAATTTAAACATAGATTTTTAATTGAGAAAAAAGAACATGATCGACTAGTATCTAAACATCGTTTATATGATGTTGTTTTTATTTCTTACAATGAACCCAACGCTGATGAAAACTATAAGAAATTAATAGACATATGTCCTAGGGCTAAACGAGTGCATGGTGTAAAAGGAATTCACTATGCACATATTAAAGCAGCAAGTACATGCGACACTGACATGATATGGATCGTTGACGGCGATGCAATAATCGAAGACAGTTTTAGTTTTGATACAGTGATGTCAAGCTATGATATAGATTGCGTTCATGTGTGGCAAAGTAAAAATCCTATTAACAATTTAGAATACGGTAACGGTGGCGTTAAATTATTACCAAGACAGCTAACATTGAATATGAATGTTAATACTTCGGATATGACAACCAGTATATCTGAGAAGTTTAAAGCCATGAATACTGTATCTAATATTAACTCTTTCAATACTGATGAGTTTGCAACATGGAGATCAGCCTTTAGAGAATGTTGCAAACTAGCTAGTCGTATTATTGAAAGACAGTATGAAGAAGAAACTAAATCGAGATTAGACATATGGTGCTCAGTTGGTGTTGAACAACCGTTTGGTGCATATGCAATTGCCGGAGCACAGGCGGGTAGACATTACGGCGAAACTAATAAAAACAATCCAGACGCTCTTAATAAAATTAATGACTTTGAATGGTTACAGGAACAGTTTAGTGGAATATAATCGTAATATAAAAGGCAATGAACTTAAAGAGATTAATGGTAGATATGAATCTCGTTATCTTGCCGACGCTGAATATGTGTATAAAGAACTAAACAAGGTCAGTTCTAGTTTTTGTCTTGCCAAATGGTTTAACGTTAGCATACACATTCCCACAGGAAAGACACATAGTTGTTACCATCCTAGAGCACATCAAATTCCATTAGACGAAGTAGTAGTCGATGTAAGTGCTCTACATAATACCGAGTATAAAAAAGATCAACGCAAACAGATGCTTGAGGGAATTCGTCCTAAAGAATGCGAATTTTGTTGGCAAATCGAAGACAGTGGCAATCAACTTAGCGACCGTGCATATCGCAGTAAAGATGTATATGAAGATGGATTGATTGCGGAAGCTCAAGCATTGGGATTTGAAGGAAATGCAATACCCCGATATGTTGAAGTAAACTTCAACCAAGCCTGCAATTTTAAATGCAGCTATTGTAGTCCTCATCTAAGCACAGCCTGGCAGCAAGATATAGAACAAAACGGTGCTATTATTTTATCAGATCGTTGGCATAATGATCTTACATGGGTAAAAAAACTCAATATCGACAACGGTGTTAATAATCCTTATCTAAAAGCCTTTTGGGAATGGATGCCAATAATATATCCAAAACTACAAACATTCCGCATGACCGGTGGAGAACCTTTGATGGATAAAAACACCTTTAAAATGTTTGATTATGTATACGAGCACCCGCATCCTTCCTTAAACCTGTCTATAACGTCAAATTGTTGTCCACCTGGAAATCAGTGGAATAAGTTTATGATATCATTGAAGAAAATCACTGAAAAAAATGCAATTGACCACTTTATGTTGTTTTGCAGTTTAGACTCGTGGGGAAAACAAGCTGAATATATACGTAACGGCATGAACTTTGACATGCTACATACCAATGTAACTGATTATCTCCAGAATAGCGATAAACATAGTTTGACATTCATTATTACTTTTAATGCTTTGTCATACACACAATTTTACGAATATATGGAAAATATATTAAAATTACGCAAACAATTTAACAGAGGACGTCAGTTGATTTGGTTTGATGTGCCACAGTTAATCGATCCAGATTTTTTAAATCCTAAATTGCTACCTGAATTAGTTTCTGAGTTAGAACGCACAATTGAGTTTATGAAATATAATCCAGAAACCAAATGGAACGAGTTTA